GGACTAGCAGCTACTACAAACCTAAAAACAGTTGTAGCGCGAAAACCTAATGCTCCCGCGAACCTAGATCCTATTTGGAAATGCGTATTGAAGAATTCCCAATCTAAGTCGAACTTAGGTGTCGTCGTGTCCATCCTCCATTTTTGTAAAACACGAGGACGTTCGAGAACTCTCCTCACATCAGCAGTTCCAGCGTTATCTATTTTAAGAAACTGGCGAGAATCACGTAGGGTCATGCTGGGAGCAAATGTCTCTCCCTGAAAATTAGCAACCTCCTGAGAAGTTGTGTTGTGTTCAACATCCATACTCATGTCGCCAATACCCGTGAAAACGGTGTCTTGGACGGGTTGAGTAGAATCAGCAACACCATCGTGATACTCAAGGATAGAATTATTATTCATATTTTTGTTTGAAGCAAGCTAATAATTGTCGGGCGCCCCCGTCTAGCGGGGTTATCCTAGCAGCTTAACTGAATGCGCCGTCGTCCGGTCCTCTAGATTTTCGGGGGGCTGCCCCAGTGCATCTTGATTAGTAAAGCTAAATAACTAACACTCTAAATTGGGATTCCAGTCCACTAAACTATTATGTCTTTCGACCCGAACATTTTACCTAGTTTTAGTGCTGTATATAGTCCCACTCAGTAGCGGAGCTCAGCATTCCTGAATTGCAGTTGGTAGTCTTCCCTGACCGGCCTAAGGGCAGTGGATCGACCGGAAAGCTTGTACGCCTCATGCATCTTCGGGAATACTTCGTCCCAGACCTCCTGAGAGTGAGCCGAAAGCTCCATGATCGCTGTCTCAAAATTTGATTCAGTGATAGCATTCAATTCACGCTTGTTACGGCTCCAATAAGGCATTTCCCTGATGGTGTCAAGGGAAATAGGCCCATAAGTGAAGTCACCCTGATCACGAAATCCACGCTTAAGGAAGTCAACCTGAGTGATATCACGAATTGGCTCGACACACTCATCCTTTGTCTCAGATGTATATGTCATATGCAGGTCCTTCATAACACCAGTAATGGTGATTTGGTTGAACCTGTCTTGAATCGACTTATGGATAGCAGCCATATTATCATCTCCCAGAACCACAGGCCTTACCAAGTTGTGGTATTCACCAAGCCTCCCAGCGCCCATAATGCGCTTGAAGCAAATTGTGAAAAGGAGAAGATTGTACATGCTGTTAGCCATTGTTGTTGCAGGGTGACCAGAAGGCAAGCTGTGATGCCACTGATAAATGGTGTTGTTGTTCTTGCCATCTCCTGCAATATGACGAGAATTCG